GGTGGTACTGGTAGTTCAACCGCCGGTGGCGCACGAACAAACTTAGGTGTAGTAATTGGTACAGACGTACAAGCATATGATGCCGAGTTGGCAGCTATTGCAGGACTAACTTCAGCAGCTAATAAAGGTATTCAGTTTACTGGTGACGGAACAGCCGCAGTTTATGATTTAACAGCAGCTGGTAAAGCACTTCTTGATGACGCAAATGCCGCAGCTCAGTTAGTAACACTTGGTGTAACAGCAACAGCCGCTGAAATTACAGCAGCTGTAGATGGTAGCACCTCAGCAACAAGCACAACACTAGCAGATGCAGACCGTGTAGTTGTCAATGACAACGGCACAATGGTCCAAGTAGCATTGACAGACTTCGAAACTTATTTTGAAGCCGGCCTTGATACTTTGAATGCTGTAACAAGTGCAAGTGCATTAGCAACAGTTGGTACAATTACTGGTGGTACATGGGCCGCTACAGACGTAGCAGTAGCACATGGTGGTACAGGTAGTTCAACAGCCGGTGGTGCACGAACCAACCTAGGTGTAGTAATTGGTACAGACGTACAAGCCTATGACGCTGAATTGGCAGCCATTGCTGGTTTAACATCAGCAGCTGACAAAGGTATTCAGTTCACAGGCAGTGGCACAGCCGCAGTATATGACCTAACAGCCGCTGGTAAAGCATTGTTAGACGATGCTAACGCCGCCGCACAATTAGTAACATTGGGTGTAACAGCAACAGCAGCTGAAATTACAGCGTCTATTGATGGTGATACATCTGCAACAGCAACAACGTTGGCAGACGCTGACCGCGTAGTTGTTAACGACGGTGGTACAATGAAACAGGTAGCATTGACTGATTTCGAGACATACTTCGAAGCAGGCCTTGACACCCTAAACGCAGTAACATCTGCAAGTTCATTAGCAACTGTTGGTACAATTGGTACTGGTGTATGGGAAGCTACAGACGTAGCCGTAGCACACGGTGGTACAGGTGCTTCATCCTTAACCGCCAACAGCCTATTAACAGGTAATGGTACAGCTGCTATTCAAGCAGAAGCAAACATTACTTATGATGGCACAACGTTTGGTGTAAATGACGCAGCTACCTTCAACGAAGGTGGTGCCGATAATGACTTCCGTATTGAGTCAGCAAACCAAGCAAATATGTTCGTAGTAGATGCAAGTGTAGACGCAATTGGTTTACTAACAGCAACACCTAACGCAGGTACAGTACTTGACATGAGTGGCTCAACAGAGTCCTTTTTGTTACCTTCTGGTACAACAGCTCAACGTCCTGGTACTCCAGCCGCAGGTATGTTCCGTTATAATTCAACAACAAGTAAGTTTGAGTATTATAATGGTTCTGGTTGGAAGGGAGCCACAACAGAGTTTACAATTGTAAGAAGTGAAACAGCAACTGGTGACGGTTCAACAACAGCATTTACAGGCTTAAATTCAAGCCTAACAACTGCTGGTTGTGTTGTAACTATTAACGGTGTTGTACAACTTCCAACAACAGCATATGCTATTAGTGGTACAACTATTACATTCACACAAGCACCAGCTAACAGTGATAAAATTGAAATTCGTGAGTTTACAACAACGACTTCAGTTAACGCATTAGAAGATGCAGACGGTGATACAAAAATTCAAGTTGAAGAGTCAAGTGACGAAGATATTATTCGCTTCGACACTGGCGGTACAGAGAGAATGACTCTAACTGCCGCAGGTCATCTTGTTCCAACATTGGACGCAACATATGACCTAGGTACCTCATCCCTCAAATGGCGCAATATGTACGGCGTGTCAACATCAGCACAATATGCTGACTTGGCAGAACTGTATGAAAGTGATGCGACATATGAGCCAGGTACTGTTGTTTCCTTTGGCGGTGACGCTGAAGTAACAATGTCTACTGAAACTATGGATTCACGGATTGCTGGTGTAGTAAGTACTAACCCAGCCTACTTGATGAATAGTGATTTAGAAAATGGTGTAGCAATAGCACTAACAGGTCGTGTACCTGTTAAGGTAATGGGCACAATCCGTAAGGGTGATATGCTAGTTGCCGCAGGCGAAGGCTATGCAAAGGCAGAGGCAAATCCAAGAATGGGTTCCGTAATTGGTAAGGCTCTAGAAGACTTCAACGGTACAAATGGTATCATCGAAGTTGTTGTAGGTAGACTATAAGTTAAAAAGTTTACGACAATAAAGTTGTAATTGATGGAGGGGCGAATTCGCCCCTCCATTATCTTTAGAATAAATATTGACAGGAGAATATGATGGTAAACAAATATGTTACTGATTATGATGGTGAATATGTAGTATCCGGTATTGTAGTTAAAAATGGACGTAAACACCAAGATAGATTTTGGATCCCTCGTTCGGTGTCCAATAGTGATCATACAAAAGTAGCATATGTAGTTGGCAATGGCAAATCTCGAATAGAATATTCTGGAGTTGCGATGAAGTTAAGTTTTCTTTCAACAGCAGGAGGCGGCCATTTTGGAAAATATAAAGGACAATGTTATGGTTGTAATAGAATTTACCAAGATTGGAAGCCAGATTTTCTTGTAGTAACTCATCCTGAATTAACAACTGAAATAGTTGAAAGTGGCTATGCTGAAGATAATATTGTATTTGGCAGAGCAAAAAGTGTATTAGACCATCCTGAACATGTATCTCTTATACCACATGATCCACGAATGAATGCTGGCGCCACAGCAACATATATTGCTTGCTTTCACGGACATAAGAAAATTTACTTATATGGATTTGATAATCAACCTGTTGATCAAAAAACAAACAATAATGTATATGCTGGTTCAGAATTTTATGGTCAAGCAGATGAAAATCCAGGTGATGAAGTTTGGATTAATAACATGAAAAGAATATTTGACACATATAATGATGTTGATTTTGTAAGAATAACTGCAGAAGGCATGGAAGAAGAAATGCCTGAAGCATGGAAATGGTGTCGTAATTTCCGCCAATTAAAAGTATGGGATTTTGTAATAGAAGCAGATATTTAAATTGTTTCTACTATAGTTTTAATCTTATCTTTGATTGAATCTAGTTTAAGGGTTGAAAAAACACCAGGATGTAATGGCCCTGGCCACCCTGCCATAGTAACCCAAGCAAACCCACAATGTTCTCCATTTAAAATGGGTATAAATTCCTTATCTATTATTAGTATAAACGTGTGATAAAAGAAGTGCCCATCTTCTGAAGTAAACAGTTCAATAGGAATTGTTTTCTCTATATCGGGCAAGTGTCCTACTTCCTCGAAAATTTCCCTTTTTAAACCATTAATAGTTGTTTCACCATTTTCTACTTTGCCGCCTGCGAAACCCCATCTGTTTTTATATTTTTTATCATTCCTTAATAAAAATAGAAAACGTTTTGTGTCGCGGCAGTAGAAAATACCACCTGCTCCGGTAACTTGCTTCATATTAATAATTATATAAAATTTATTATGGAAGTAGGGAAATAGACCACAAGCCAGTTAAATATTCGCCTTCATAGGATTTAATCCATTCTGCCCCAGTATCAGAACCAGTCCATTTATATTGAATACCAGTTTTTGTATTGGTTACATAATGGATGCCTTTGTTAGCACTAGCATCATATGATACTGACCAATTCGTACCATCATATTGTATAATATCAAATTTACTCGCTTGTATGTCATCAGCAGTAGCATCAGGCCATCCTGCTGGCCCGCCAGTTGTGTTAATTGTTGAACCAAGATCTTCTAATATTAAATAACGTTGTCCATTAACGGCCGCGGGTAAACCATCTCCCGGAGTGTTTTTCAATGGGTTAATAACAGCATTAATGGCGGTTTGTGTATTTGCTGGAATTGTGTCAGAGTCTACTGTAAAGTTAAGTATGGTTTCATCAACTTGATTTATAGATACTGTGCCAACAACTTCTGTGAAATCTGTACCAATATCTTCATTTTGAAATTTAGTTAATAATTTTACTTGACTAATTCCGTCTTTTAGTTCTCCATATTGTGCTATGATTTTCCGCCAGGGAATATCATCACCATATTTTACAGGTAGATGGTCAAAAGTTGAATCTACTTTTGTGTCACCACTAATTGGTTCACTAATTGACAATGCTTTTAATTCTCCATTCAGCAATAATACACCATAGTTTAATGGAGTATAGTATTGTCTACTTCCCATAAGTTTTGTATCATCTAATACGCTACTTGCTAAATCACCAGCACCATCAAATATACCCATAACAACTTTGGAAATAACACCGAGACGTTTGATAATTGCTGGAGGATTAATCCAAATTGGTATCTCAAACGTCATTGTGGCAACGTCTATCATATCTTCTATACCAACTGGAACAGTTCTGTTACTAAATGCAATTTCAGTTAATTCAACATATGATAAACTTGTCCAGTCAACATAATTGTCTGTAGTTTGTATTTCTAAACTTGGATTAAACATATAGAATAATTGTTCTATAATTTGCATTTTTTGTTCAGTATTACTAGTCCATATATCAGCATTAACAGTTAGTCTATATGGACTCGGCATACTGCGTTCAATAGTATAACTATCACCAGGTCCTGCTGTATATGATGCCGTATCTTTATCATAAAAACGTTCCTTAACATGTACTTTGTCTAAATGGCTCGGTGATTGTATCCTGTCTCTGTCAAATGTTACATTTGTTATATAACAAGAGATTTGTGGTACGGTGTTGAGAGCATTTTCACTATTTTTGTGAATAATAGATGCTACCTGGCGAGAAATGTCTCCATATTTTACAGGAACTTGTATTAGAGCAGAGTTGCCAGCAGAATCTTTGCCAGTCTCTACATAAAAATGACTCAGTAGTCTAATAAATTGAGCAAGATACCGACGCATTTGGCCGTCATAATAAAAATCCATTATTTGTCCTCTCTAGCACTTAATATATTTGATAAACTTTGTTTAGAATCAATCTTAGTTCCATCTGATAGTGTAATTGTTGTTTTATTATTAAAATGTTTAGTTTTGTGTGTTGATCTTGTGCTAGTATTTGTAATATCCATACGTATATTATCTTCAACGTGTACCCATTTTTTGCCATTGTAAATGTATAATCTATTAGGACTATAATCTGTTCTCAATATGTATTCACCTTTAGTTGGATTAGCAACAAAACTAGTTAATGCTTTTACTGGTGCTCCGTTTGGTGGAACTCCATCGCCTGCCAAGTAATGTTCTAGTTTTTTCACCGGCCGGCCATAATATGTATCGCCAGTTACTGCGGCCGGTGCCGGTGAGGAAGCATCTGCGTCAACTGTTATTCCAACATCGTCAGTAGATACTAATAGTATTGAACCATCTTCAGCAGCTGGTGCAATCCAAAATCGTGTTGTGTCATAACCACTACGTCCATCTACGATATCTTGTGTAAATGGCGCCATAGCTTCTGCTTGTTTTACAACAGCATCATTTATTTCTAAGTTTTTAGAGTAATCACTTAAAATTTGTTTTAGTGATTCGTCTCCATCACCAGACTCAATGTCACCAAGTATATCTCTATATTCTTGTGCGTCTACTAATGGTATGCATTTTACACGCCATAGATGTGGATACCAAGTTTGACTAAATCCTTCAGCTGCCCGGTTACCATCCTGTATTACATAGTAGCGTTTTAAACTCTCATATACTTTATCGACACTTTCATCTTCTAGTGCATAATCATCTTTTAAGTGCGGCAATTCAATAACATCACCACTTATAAGTTTTCTACCAAGTACTTCAACCATATCAATTAAATGAAAAGTAATGAAGACAGTATCATTTTGTAAAAATAAACCGAATTGACTCAAATCAAAATCTATATCTTGTACATTATAGACTCCTTTCATGAACGTTACGTCTTTTTCATATTTCCGATCACGATTCTCTAAAAATAATAAATCTTGTATATTTGTAATGGAATTATTAGTGTGCATGGGCTGATCAGCTTTTTTCTGATCACCTTGATTGACAGGACCCATATATTTGTGTATATTAATACCAGTGCCGCCAATGACAAATTGCTCACGAATACGATTATCCATGAATTTGAAGTCATTTCCTTTAGTTGGTTTCCACAGTGAAAGTCTTGGCATTTTCTAACTCTTATGTTATAATACTATTTAGCACTATATATATGAGGCAATACTATGGCAAGAAAGAAACAAAAGCGAGTATCTAAAAAGAAAGACGGGTTGTTCTCTGAACCTGTATTTGATGATATTGTTGTAGAAGGTGAATTGATGGATATTGACGCTGATCAACTTCAAAATATCAATATTAGAATTAATAAAGGTTTAAACTTTTACAATTATCATTATACTTCAAAGCATTCCAAGCAACCACTAATACAATGGATGGAATCACAGAAAATAGTAGATAAAGAATCTATTAAAAAAATTAGAGCGGCCAAAGATTGGCAACTAGGTAATACAGTGGGCTCTGTAGCAAGAATGCTAAACAATGGTTGTCCTCCAATGGATAATCTTTTATTGGCTATTAGAAAGAAAATAAAAGAGATATCAGATACTGTTGTGATAGAAGATGAAAAAGAAGAAATTAAACAACTTGCTCCTGCAATATCCATACAGGAACGTATGAAATTAAATCTAGATGATTTTCTTGGCAAGCAAGTAGAAGGTGAGATTGATGATTTCTTTCAAAATAAATTTAAGAGTGATTTTAAGATGTCAAACGCTTTGCTAATTGGTGAGATTACTGGTAAGGCGGCGGCATTAATACCTGCTATATATGCACAAGAAGTCGTAGACTTTAATACCTTGCTCAATCCTGTAGAGAAAGATGATGAATATGAACAATTGGTAGAAGCATATCCGTATAAAAAAGCGGAGATAAAACGTATATTAGAGTTTTATAATATGATTATAGATGATGCAATACATCATTCTAATATACAAAAAGCAAATCGTAAAATCAGAGTTAAAAAAGCACCATCAAAAGAAAAGCAAATTGCTAAATTAAAATACAAAGCAAATGATGACAGATATAAATTAGTATCAATTGATCCTAAAAATATTATAGGTGCTAAAGAGTTGTGGGTGTTTAATATTAAAACACGCAAAATTGGCAAATATGTTTCTACAAATGGATTTAGTGATGGTGAGTTGGGAATTAAAGGAACTAGTATTACTGGATTTGATACTAATACTAGTATGCAGAAAACTTTACGCAAACCTGAAGAGTCACTTAAAGAATTTGCTAGTGCTGGTAAGGTAGTATTGCGTAAATTTTTAAATAATTTAACAACTACAGGTATTAAACTAAATGGGAGAGTTAATAGCGATGTTATATTGCTGAAGGTATTTTAATAAATACATATATGGCAAGTAAAGAATTAACTAAATTAAAAACTGCGATGTTTAACAACGTCAAATTGCGACTTGGTGCTCAAATTATTGATATTGAATTAGATAATGAGCATTTAGAAGTAGGTTTAGAAAATGCTATTAATAAGTATCGTCAATTAAGTTCAAATTCTGTAGAAGAATCTTACGGCTTCCTAAAACTTGAGAAAAATAGACAAGATTATTTTTTAGATAGTAATGTTTTAGAAGTAAGACAGATGTTTCGTAGAACAATTGGTAGCACAACAGGTGGTGGTGCTTCTAATTTTGAACCATTTGAAGCAGGTTACATGAACATGTATATGCTTAAAGCAGGTAATGTTGGTGGTTTAGCAACATATGAAATGTTTAGTGGTTATCAAGAAACTGCCGCTAGAATGTTTGGTGGTTTTCTTAATTATGTATTTGATCCAGTCACAAAAAAATTAACTATTGTACGTAAAATTGATAGTGATGAAGGTGAAGATGTTTTGATGTGGATGTATAACCAAAAGCCAGATGAAAATCTTATACAGCATCATATGACTAAAAAATGGATGGAAGATTATACACTTGCTATGTGTAAACAAATACTTGGTGAATCCCGCTCCAAATTCTCAACTATTGTTGGTCCACAAGGTGGCACTACTATGAATGGTAGTGAATTGAAAGCAGAAGGACAGCAAGAAATAGCAGAGTTGGTATTGCAACTTCATAATTATGAAGATGGTGGTGTACCAATGTCATTTATCATCGGTTAATAAATTTCTTTAATTAAATATTACTATGACTCAGTCTCCATTGAAGTTCTATGTGATTGCGTATGCCAGCGGGCATAAAGGAAATCAATTAGCATATAACTTAATTTCAAAATTTCCAGAACAATTTGAAGTAAAATATTGTAATGAAGATGGACATAAACGTGGAGATTGGGGGCACGATTTTTTAGAACATTATTTTTCAGACATATATTGGACACATGAATCATTGCCTGTTGATAAAAATGTGTATTTTAGTAATGTATTATATCACAAATATGTTGATGAAATTATAAAAGATCTGCGTCGCAGATTGCAAGATAATGATAGATATCCTCATAATAATAAATGGAAGATTGTATTAACTCATGGTAGTTCTATTATACAACTACATGCAATACGTAATCAAATACTAGATGGTCTTGGTGGTACTTTACATCTCAATAGAGAACAACTAGGACATTGTGTGCATATTTCTCAAGTAATGTGTGATGATTTACAACAAAATGCTGAATATTTTCATAGGCATCATGAAAGTAATAATGGTTTTGGTGATTATTTTCATGATTTGCGTAGTTATGCTATTGGCGAGGGTGGTTATATGTTTTTTCGTGATCAAATAGAAGCAACTTTTGAAACAGATACAATTATAGAAACTAAAAATATAAATGACGAATCCTTTTATACTATAGAAAATTTGTTTAAATCACGGCCATATATGACTACTAATATTGTAGAACAATGGACTGAAAATATTACTGTAGAAGAAGACCCATGGATTTATACTAATATAGCATATAAATTACAAACATTGGGATATCTAATACCCCCAGATAGAATTTATAAAAATAAAACAGATTTACTTGCAATCTGTGGTTAATTATGTTATAATAATAAAATGATTATAGGACTTGTTGGATTAAAAGGTTGTGGTAAAGATACCGTAGCAGATTATTTTTTAGCACAACATGATAATTGGATTAAAGGCAGTTTTGCTGATTCCCTTAAAGATACCTGTGCTTGTGTATTTGGTTGGGATAGAGAATTATTAGAAGGTAGCATCCACAAAAGCAGAGAGTGGCGGGAAAAAGTAGATACGTGGTGGGCAGATAGATTAGATAAACCTGGTTTTACACCGCGTGTAGCATTACAACTTGTTGGCACAGATTTGTGGCGTGATCAATTTCATGATGATATTTGGTTATTAAGTTTCGAGAAAAAACTATTAGACATTCAGGAAAATGTTATTATAACTGACTGTCGTTTTCCTAATGAGATAGAGTTAATTAAACGATTAGAAGGTAAAATTGTTAGAGTTAAACGCGGTGAAGATCCACCATGGTGGGATACTGCTGTTGAAGATAATGCGAAACGAGAAAATATTGCACATAATCCTATGATGCCAAGAGTATATCCTGAAGTTCATGCTAGTGAATTTTCGTGGACAGGATGTACTGAAGATTACGTTATAGTTAATAATGGAACTTTAGAAGATTTAGCAGAAGCAGTTAAAAGTCCGGAATTAAGTCGCCTTGTCTCCAACCTTTCCCAGTAATATATAAAATTCTGTGACAATTAGCACACACTGTTTTTAAGTTTTTCCAATCGTTGTTTTTTCTATTTCCATCTTGATGATATACATCTAGTTGTATAGAATGATCTGCGTTGAATCCACATCTTTCGCATTGAATTTTTTTAGTATACCCGCTAGCTTTCCATTCTGTATGGGATGTTGTTTCTAGTTTTTTGTCCTGTCGTATGCACTTATCACATTGAGTTCTATAATGTGCTATACCTTTTTTATAATAATTTACAGCAACAGGTCGCATACCACATTGACAGAGTGGTCTTTCAGCATGTTTCATAATAGTATTTATTTTATGGAACCCTTTTCAATACCCTTTATGAGTGTGTATCGACGCGTATTTTAATGTATTCAAATAAATACTAGTATCAAAATACATCAAATAAAGATGTAGAATTTTAATTAAAATTTTATAGAGGAAAAAATTATGGCTTTAGTATCCCCAGGTGTAGAAGTTTCGGTAACGAATGAGTCAGCGTATGTTACTTCTGATCCAGGCACAGTGCCTTTGATTCTTGTTGCAACATCACAAGATAAAACACAAGGTTCAGGTTCAGGCACAGCGGCAGGAACAACCGCGGCAAACGCAAACAAAGTTCAGTTAATGACTTCACAACGAGAATTAGCCACAACATACGGTACCCCTACTTTTTATAAAAGTACTTCAGGTACCATGTTACATGGCTACGAATTAAACGAGTATGGTTTGCAAGCTGCATATTCATACTTAGGTTTGGCCAACAGAGCATATGTATTACGAGCAAATGTAAATTTGAGTGAATTAGCAGGTTCTGCTTCAACTCCATCAGGCACACCAGTTACAGGAACACACTGGTTAGACCTCACAAGCACAAAATGGGGCATTCATGAATGGAATGCAACAACTCAAGTTTTTACAAATAAGGTACCCAAATTAGTAACATTAGCCACTGAACATAGTGGTGGTGTACCAGTTGCTTCGTTCGGCTCAATTGGTGAGTATGCTGTAGTTACAACGACAACAAGTAACGCAGTATATTACAAAAATAGAAGTAATACATGGAAGTTAGCAGGCGATGGTACGGCAACAACTGCCGCACATTCAGGCGCAACTAAAGATGCTACATGGGCATCTAGTCATCCTACAACTGCAGGCACGGTGGCAAGTCCACCAGCAATGGCATCAGGTGATGCTATTCTTATTAACACAACTGTAATTAGTGTTTCAGCCATGGCTGACGCAGCTGCCGTTGTTGCCGCAATCAACGGAGCAATGGACGGTAGTACAGCAGCTAAAAAAGGTGTTCAAGCCGCTGTAGTTAACAACAAGATTGAAATTTATGCTATTGGCTCATCCGCAAGTAATGGTACATTAGTAGATGGTAAGGTTGCATTGGCCAATTCAGCAGGTACACCATTGGCAACATTAGGTTTAACTGCTGGAACATATGCAAGTCCAGTAACCCAATCAAGTTCTTATACAATAGTTCCAAGTTGGGAAACAACAGCAACAACATCACGTCCAACAGGCAGTACTTGGATGAAGTTGGATAAACAAAATAATGCCGTTGATATGGTTATTAAATCATATTCAGCTACAACTAAAGTTTGGACAGCACAAACAGTTACAGCATACGATACAATCGTTGCCGCAACAACAGGTTTGGGCAGTTCAGATCCAAGAACAATTGCAGTAGGTACATTATTTGTTGATCATGATGTTAATGAAGTAGAAGCATTGTCATTAAAACCATATCGCCGTGCAAGAAATACAGCAACACAAGTAATTGGTGCTACAACTTCACCAAGTTTTGTAAATGCTGAAACATTTACTATTGGTGGTACAACAGTAACATTAGGTGGTACAACTGCAACAGATTTTGTTGCCGCCGTAGCACTTGCTAGTATTACAGACGTATCAGCCGTAGTAGAATCATCTGGCGCAGTAAGTATTTCACATGCTAAAGGTGGTAATTTAATATTGCGTGATACATCAGGTACACCACTAGCAGATGCTGGTATTAATAATGTATTAACCAATGTTTATTCATTACCGAATGCTGATTTAATTGGTACAAACTGGGAAGAGTTAACATATGAAGCAAAAACAACCGAACCAATTACAGATCCATCTCATGGTACTTATTGGTATGATACAACATTAGCAGCTGATATTATGGTTCATGATGGTACAACTTGGAAAGGTTATAGATCAATAAATCCTGATTTCCGTGGCTTTGATTTAACAGCAACAGATCCAGCAGGTCCACAGTTTGCCGCATCAGCACCATTAAAACAGTCGGATACAACCGCACTTGTAAATGGTGATTTGTGGATTGATACCTCAGATTTGGAAAATTTTCCAAAACTATATAGATATCAAACATTAAAATGGGTGTTAATTGATGGTTCAGATCAAACATCAAGTAATGGTGTGTTGTTTGCTGATGCAAGATGGCAAACAGAAGCAGATGCAATAGCAGGTGGTGTATCAGCAATTGGTGCAGGTACAGCAAGTAGTATTGTTTCACTATTAACTGATCATTTCTTAGATCCAGACGCACCAAACCCAGCAAGTTCACCACGTGGCATGTTATTATGGAATACACGTCGTAGTGGATACAGTGTTAAACGGTATATCAAAGAGGCCATAAACACAACTACATATGCCGCAGGAAACCCGCGTTTTGGTCCAGCAGATTCAATTGGTGATTACTATCCAGATCGTTGGCAGAATGCCGCAGGTAATAAAACAAACGGTTCTATGTATGCCGGTCGTAAATCACAACGTCAAGTTGTAGTTGCCGCAATGAAGTCTGCAATTGATGCAAACACAGATATCCGAGAAGAGCAACGTCAGTTTAACTTACTTGCCGCTCCAGGTTATCCAGAGTTAATTGCTAATATGGCAACACTAAACACAGATAGAAAAGAAACAGCACATATCATTGCCGATTCACCTCTACGTTTATCAGCTAATGCCGCTGATTTGCAAGTTTGGAGTAAAAACTCTAATGCCGCAACAGACAACGGCGAAGATGGTTTAGTAACTAATAATGCTTATATGAGTGTATACTATCCTTCAGGATATTCAAGTGATCTAGCAGGTAACGCAATTGTAGTACCAGCAAGTCACATGATTTTACGTACAATGGCTTATAATGATAGTGTTGGTTACCAATGGTTTGCCGCCGCAGGCACAAACCGTGGTAAGATTTCTAACGCTACTGCTATTGGTTATATTGACACAGCTACTAACGAATTTCAAAGTATAGCTGTACGTGAAGGACTACGTGATGTATTATATGCTGACAGAATTAACCCAATTACCTTTATTAATGGTAGTGGTTTAATGAATTTCGGTAATAAATCCCGCGCTTCAACATCTTCTGCAATTGACAGAGTTAACGTTTCAAGGCTTGTTTCATACATGAGGCGCCAATTGGACCTCATGGCCAAACCATTCATCTTCGAACCAAATGATGAACTTACACGTAATGAAATTAAAGGTGTAATTGAGTCGTTTTGTAACGAATTGATGGCAAAACGAGCACTTAACGATTACTTGGTCGTATGTGATGATTCTAATAATACAGCAACACGCATCGATCGTAACGAACTATACGTAGACGTAGCGATTGAGCCAGTTAAATCATTAGAATTTATTTACATTCCAATAAGACTTAAAAATACAGGTGAAATAGCAAAATTATAATATGCTATTATTATTTTTGGGGCGGCGTAAAACCGCCCCATGAATAGGATAAATATTGATAATAACAGGAGAATAATATGTCCGTAGCGTCATTAACAAAATTTACAGTACCAATTAGTGGTGCTGGATCAATGGGTACATTGATGCCGAAACTAAAATATCGCTTTAGAGCGATAGTTGAGAATTTTGGCGTTACTACTCCACGATCAGAGATTACAAAGAACGTAATCGATATTACACGCCCAAACGCTTCTTTCGAGAACCAAGTTTTGGATGTGTATAACTCAAGAATTAATATATTAGGCAAACATACATGGGAACCAGTCGTAATCAACTTACGAGATGATGTAAATGGTGAAATGACACGCAGAGTTGGTGAACAGATGCAGAAGCAATTCGACTTTTTCGAACAGATGAGTCAAGTGTCAGGTGTAGATTATAAATTTACTACAAAGTACGAAGTACTTGATGGTGGTAATGGATCTACTGCACCAGTAGTTTTAGAAACTTGGGAAATGTATGGTTGTTATATTGAAAACGTAAACTATAACGATATGAGTTATTCAGCAAGTGAGCATGCCTCAATTCAGTTAACAATACGTTTTGATAATGCCCTTAATACACCAATTGAAACCGGTATAGGTGTAGCAGTTGGTAGAGGAACAGGAACAATTGCCACAGGTTAATACTAATGGCATCCTTTTTTAATAATTTCTTGCATGGTTTGGCAGCTGGCGATCACGTCAAAGACTACCGCCATGCAAGTAATTTATTTTCTCATGATAATTTTAGGTTAGCACCTAAATTCAGATATCTTTATCATTGTGTAATTGTTTTAAATAAATCAGTAACTCAACAAACATATAATCAAGCCGAACTTGGTTTTATGGTTAAATCAGTAGATTTGCCAGGTATTTCAATTGATGTTGAAACACTAAATCAATATAATAGAACTGCTTATAATTATGGTAAAGTACACTATTCACCAGTCTCTATTACATTTCATGATGACAACTCTAATAATGTTCGTAATTTTTTAGCCAATTATTATTCATATTATTTTGGTGATGGCAATAAAAGTTCAGCAGAGTATAATATAAGAACAGCTGGTGGATTGCGTAATACATTTGAAGAGAATGCTCAAATTCCAGGCGGCTCATGGGGTTTAGATTCAACATTTACTAGATCATATGGTCTTAATTTGATAAAAGAAATCATTATATATTCATTGTCTAAAGGAAAAGGTACATCATATACATTAAAAAATCCTGTTATAACTGATTATAACCATGGATCACATGAAGCGTCTGATAGTTCAGGCCCTATGGAACATACCATTAACTTAAATTATGACGCAATAGTATATGGTGATGCAAATATTGGCCAGATACCAAATTTTGGCGATGGATTTTATGACAAGGCACCAAGTTCGTTATCAGGTGGTGGTAGAGGTTCAAATAGTGTTATTGGTCCAGGCGGTATGTTTGATAAAGGTATGGATATTTATGGTAATCTTAAGACTGGCAATTTGATAGGCGCAGCTGTTGGTGCTTTTCAATTGAGAGAACAAGTCAGAGCCAATGATGTTAGAGATATTCTTAAAAATGAACTAAAAGATTCATTGCCTAGTGCTATTGATTTAGTAACTAGGAATGTTGGAAATTCATTCCCAACAGCAACTCTAAGAAAAGCAGCTGAAATTCGTGGAGCAGAATCTGCAGGTAGTGGAGATTCTGGTGGTGCTAGTGGTCCAGATTTAGGTGGTAGTACATAATGGCTGAATATACAAATTTTGTAGAAAACACAAGTTTGCCAATACATGAAAATGCTGATGGTAATTTTTCTAGTGATGTAAAGCAGAGAAAGTTTTTTGATAATTATTATACTAAGGTAGATTCTGTAGATCCGGCACAATTTGACATTGTACGAGGATTTTTACTTGGACAAGGGCTAGAAGTATCAACGGTTGATAATTTAACTATTACATTATTAGAAGTAGCGAAAGAACAACAATTGGATCCAGTTGAACTTATTGATCAATTGGAATTGGTTGACGATAAAATTCAACTTAATAATATATTATGTATATTATTAAATTCAACACGTAATCGTACTAGTGTATTAGGTTATGGCCAAGCAACTGTAGTTAATACAAATATACAACGAGCAATACTGGCTTAAGTCATGGCAAAATTTGCCCAAGGTCGTTTCCTTCCTAAAAATGGCAAGAAATATGTAGGAACAAAAAGCCCAAAATATAGAAGCGGTTGGGAATATGCTTTTATGCAATTTTGTGATAATCATCCAGGCATCACAGAGTGGGCAAGTGAATCAATTAGAATACCTTATAGAAATCCACTAACAGGTAAACAAACACAATATGTTCCAGATTTTCTTATTGCATATAATGATAGTAGTGGTAAACGCAGAGCAGAGCTAATAGAAATTAAGCCTAAAAGTCAAACATTGGCAGAACATGCTGGTAAAAGCAAATATAATCAAGCACACGTAGCAGTGAATCACGCAAAATGGGAAGCGGCAAATAAATGGTGTCAACGTCAAGGTATTCGTTTTAGAATAGTAACTGAGGACGATATTTTTCATCAAGGTAAGAAACGCTAATAAGTATTAGTGTGTTCGTCTTACCTGAATTCAAGTTTATATTTGTATGTTATCCGCACGGAGCAGGTGGAGAATTTCTGTCCTATATTATAAGTAAATCTGATGAGTGTAATACTTTAGATAGGCGTAAAATAGGTGATAGGCATAAGGTTGATGATATATTTAATCAAAACTTATTACGTATGGACTTTAAACCAGAAAGACTATATGATTATAAAGATACTACTACATTAGATAAGGACAAATATGTTGTAGTTCCTACACATTATAGAGAAGATGACATATGGAAGTATTTTAAGAATTATAAGTTTATTAATATAACATATCCTGCTTCTAAAGAAGGGCATAATCAAGTATTACGTAATATTAAGCGTAAAGTTTGGAATCAACCACAGCCTACACAATTAGAATTCTTTGGCATGTTGTTACAATTAACTACAAATAATGATAAATCATGGTATATTAATACACATTATAATATGAATACTATAGATATTATACTTGCCTCACGCAAACAAGAACTAACAGATAAAAATAGAAAAAAATTAGAAAAAGAGTGGGATAAGGCAGAGTATAGCTATCATTCTGTTGTTGATAGAAATTTAAATATAAGTTATGATGACTTAGATACTCGTCAACAGCACTTATTCTCGCAGAGTAGAATATTAAGGCAAATAAGTGATTATTGTGATATAATTATACGAGATGAAATACATCAAGAGTTTAATAAAAAAATAGAAAATGACAAACAAATATGATTTAAAATATTTAGATGTAATGGTGCAATATGCTTGCAGTTTATCTTGTAGAGGTTGTATAGTAATGTCCAATTATAATCGTAAAGGTCATGTTCCTTGGAGTGATGGTGAGCAGTGGTTTAAAGAATGGAGCAAGCGATTTACAATACGAGAGGTTAATTTAATGGGTGGAGAGCCACTGCTTAATAAAGATTTAAAAAGTTGGCTATTTGGTGTTAGAGAGTATTTCCCTACAGCACGAGTTAAATTTATTACAAATGGATTTCATTACCTTGTGCGTCCAGATTTATATAGTTGGTGTAAAGAATTAGGAAATGTTTTAATACAGACTAGTTTACACTTTTATCCGCCCCCTGAAGAATATATTAACAATGTTAAATTTTTCTTAAAGCATTCTGATTGGGAAGTGACGGCAACCCCGTTTGATCCACCTGATAAACTTATTAAATTAAAAGATAGAAATGCTGACATAAAATGGCATATGAATATGTTTGGTGAATTTAGGCGCCCGTTTATGGGGGAAGGTCCTAGATTAATGCCTGCTAATAATGAAGATTTTGTTGGTGCTTATAAAGTTTGTGGAGCACCAAATTCGCCTACATTGTATAAAAATAAATTGTACAAGTGTCCTGCTGTTGCTAATTTAGATGATACATTAGCATTGTTTAATATACGAGATTCTGAAACATGGCAACCATACCTTAATACAGGTTTAAGTTATGATGATAATTTAGATGAGTTTGTTAACAACATTAAAAAACCAAACTCTATAGTATGTAAGGCTTGTAGCAATAATCCAGATGAAATAGAATATGATCATTATGGACAAGGAAGTGTTATAACACGGAAACAATATAATGCAATATTTGCTAACTAGTGGTTGCGGAATAAGTCAACGAGAATTTAAACATTATCCAATTTGGGTACATTTCCCTATTCTTACACATAAATTAAAACATTTGTCTATGGGAGGACCTGCGGTAGGTAATGAGTTTATAGGACGAGTGTGTAAAAAACATATACTAGAAAACTTGGATAAAGAGTTAGTAGTAATAATACAATGGACTAGTATTGGTAAATTAGATATGTTTGTTGAGGATACTGAAGTCTTAAAGCAAATAAAAACATTTAATTTAAGAAATTTTATTGTAGACATGAAAGCAAATGTTGTAGACGATAAAGGGTTTTGGGCAAGTAGTCATAGTCAAGACAATATAATCAAAGAGTTATATATACAATCTAAAATATATGATCATTTAAAAGACTTAGAACAAATACTTGATGTACAAAATTTGTGTGAGTTACATAATATTCCTTATTATTTCTTTTATGGATATCCTTTTGATTTTGAATTTATAGACAATACAGAAGAATTATCACATTTACGGAATAATATTAAATGGGATAAGTTTGTAATACATACGCCAATATATGATTTATATAAAGAAAGTGATCATTATCAGTATCGCATATTTGAAGATCCAAGATTCATGTCTCCAATGCCATCTTTTCATATAGAGTTTTATATTAAACATATTGCACCAATTTTAGATATGCATTTTACACCAATAAATTTTGATATAGAAAAATTAAAAGAATATTGTGTTGAAATTACAAATAAAATATATTATGAGTATAAAAATGTACATTGATGCAAACAAAGTAACTTTATTACATGTTGAACTTACTAGTAGATGTAATGCATCTTGTCCAGGTTGTCTACGTAATAATAATGGATTTGGACTTCGTCCTGGTCTAGATTTAATGGATATACCAGTTAAAACTGTTATGCAGGAAATGATTAAACTCCCAAATTTAAAAGTTTTACATTTATGTGGGAATCTTGGCGATCCAATTGCTTATAAACATTTTATACCATTACTAAAAAAAGTTGAACAATATAATAAAATTCAATTACATTCTTCAAGACAGCAGAAATATATAGACATACATACAAATGGTAGTTTGCGATCAGTAAAGTGGTGGGAAGAATTAGGGGAAAATTTATATAATAATTTTTATAATTCGCATCAAGTTGTTTTTGGTATAGATGGTTTAGAAGATACGCATAGTATACATCGTCAAGGAACTAATTTTAATAAAATAATAGATAATGCTAGAGCATTTATAAATGCTGGTGGTGTAGCGGAGTGGCAGTATTTAAAATTTAAACATAATGAACATCAAGTTGATGAAGCAAGACAGTTATCACAAGATATGGGATTTAAACAGTTTTTCGTTATGCGGCCGTTTATTACACCAAATGCAAGGCATTGGAAAACTGGTGAACTATTGTCTGGAAAACGCGGCCGCGGCGGCGGCGGGGGCGGTGGTTCAAACGATGGATATGGTGGTACTGGTGGGCAAGGCGGTGGTGCGAACGGCTGGCCTCAAAGTGGGCTAGGTACAGACGGTCTGGGTGGCGGTGGGTTGCAACAATCTTATACATATACTGATAGGCAAGTTTTGAATGATGCTGTTGATGGAAGTTTCACACTTAATAATTATGTTAAAGAAAAAGATTGTATGCATGTAGATATAGATAGAGATGATACTGGAAATTATAGTTTATTTTTATCTGTTACTGGAAAAATCTTGCCATGTTGTCACTGGAACAATGATTTATCGCACAAAGAAAAATATGATATAGATACATTAGATATTAAAGAAGAGTTTAATAATAATGATTATCGATTAACGTGCCGTATAATATGCGGATCCTGTAAATAGTATTATGACTAAAAAATTAGAAGAATTATTTGATTTGGAAACACCTGTTGAAGAAAAGCAACCAGATAGTAATATAGCAAAAACAGAAGCTAAAAAACTTAGAAAAGTTTTGTCTGATGTAGATAAAATAGATAGTGCATTGCCAATGGTGCGTAATTTAGAAGCGACAGATCAAGAAATGGATAGTATTGCTACTAAATCTGTAGATACGTTTAATGACTTAATGGACTTGGGTATGAATGTAGAGGCACGGTACGCGGGCAAAATATTTGAAGTTGCTGGCACTATGATGAAAAATGCTATAGATGCTAGAGCTGCTAAAATAGATAAAAAATTGCGTATGGTTGAATTACAAATTAAAAAACAACGAGTAGATCAGCAAGGTAAAGATCTTGATCCATATGGTGAGACAATGGATGGAGAAGCAATCATAGTAGCAGATCGTAATGAATTAATTAAACAAATTTTAAATCAAAATAATGACAAGAAATAATATTTGTATATTGCCGTGGGTGTCTATAGCAGTAATGCCTACGGGGAATGTATATCCGTGTTGCATGACAACTAATTATAAATCGGCTGGTAATGTGAATGATTCTACTTTGGAAGAAATATGGAATGGCGAACGGATGCAGTATATTAGAACTTCTATGCTTGAAGATAAAAAACTTGATATGTGCTCGGAATGTTGGAAGGTAGAGGAAAAAGGAAATGAACATAGTACTCGTAATTGGGCAAATAGAAATTTTAAACATCATTTTAACTTATTAGATAATACGATAGATGGAAAAACAGATTTAAATTTAGTTTATACTGATATAAGATTTTCAAATAAATGTAATCTTATGTGTTTTTATTGTGGGCCTGTTTTTAGTAGTAAATGGGAGGCCTTTAATAAGAAGCAGTTTAAAAATTATAAACCACTACCACCAATTAGTGACACAAAACAGTTATTAAGTAGTTTATTAGAGCATAGTTCTAGTTTAGAGCAAATATATTTGGCAGGTGGCGAGCCCAGTATAATGGATGAAAGTTATACTATGCTTGAAATGATGATAGATATAGGTATAGCAAGCAATATTAAATTATTATTGAATAGTAATATGTCTAATAAGACATATAAACATAATGGAATTGTTAAAAACTTTTGGGATTTGATTTCTCAATTTAAAGAAGTAGAACTATCAGCAAGTATCGATGAAATAGAAGAACGTGCAGAATGGATACGTTATGGTGAAAAATGGGACAATATTGTAGAAACTAATGATTATGTAAAGCAATATCCTAATATTAATGTACACTATTCTCCAGTTATGTCAATATTTAATTTTCATAGATTGCCTGAGATGTTTTTATATTGGCAAGATAAAGGATGGATTGACAAGCATTTTAATATAATATTGCCTGCTGAACCTGGGTTTGGTACAAATGCTGATTTTAAGTTTTTACCTTATGAATTTAAATTACAAACTAAAGAGAAATTAGAAAAATTTATGAAAGATGAGGTTCTAGTAGTACGAAACCAACCACTTGCTAATACAATATCCAGTTTAATTACTTCAATGATTGATTATAATGACAATTCAAAGACTATCCGCTTTAAGCTTCCAAACGACAGTACCGAAAGCACTTCCCTGCGCGTCACCAGAAGTTTAGAGCAAGTAAGTTGGGATATTAATTTACATGACAAAGTAAGAAAAGCACAGTTTAGTGATATATTTCCAGAACTAAATTTTTTAAAAACAACTAAATAAGTATTATACCTTAATGAGCAATATTATGAAAAGTTTGAAAACATATATAACAGAAGCAAAGACAGAGTATCCTTTTAGGTTAAAGTTTGCTGTAGATCTTACAGATGAACACTTAGATACTCTAGAAAGTTGCCTACAAAGATATGGTGTAAAAAGCGTATCTAAAGCAACCAAAACAATCATGCAAAAGCATCCAATGGATTTTGGTAACTTGCCAGCCGGCGAGATACACATTGTAGATATTGTATTAGAATATCCTACAACTCCAGACACACTAACCTCTTACTTACACAGTAAATTAGGTGTCCCACAAAGTCACATTGTAGTACGTAGTCCAAACCATCCTGAAGAAGTTCAAAATGACAAGGACCAGAAAGCGGCAGATGATAAGGATCCAGACGCAAAGCCAGAATCTCTATTAGATAGTGATTATGAAGATAGCGATAATGAAGTTGTAGCAGGACAAGAACATACTGACGCAATGCTAGACGCAGAAGATAAAAAGCGCAAGGGCAGATTGTTTGATATGATTAATTTTGAAAAAGATCCAAGTAGTGAAATTGAGCATGATCCAGATGAACTTCTCAAAGCTCCACAAGGTACAAAATCACCAGTAGGAAGTAACTAAAATGGAAGGTACAAAATATAATTTAAGTATTACAACAAGTGGCGAAAATGGCGACCATGCTTCAACTAATATTAGCACAAGTAATCCAGCACAACTTGCAGATATATTGCAACTAGCAGGAATGCAAGGTGGACATCCAGTTGCTCTTAGCGCACCTGAAGCACCAGCACTTGAAGCACCAGCACCTGAAGAGCACGGCTCGTGTGACGTATGTGGCGGTATGCATGAAGATGATGAGCATGTTATAGAAGGCGATAGTTGGGATAATGAGCCAGATGAAGTGACACTTGCTCCAGATAGTTCAGAAGGCAATGACTTACATAAAGTAAAGAAAACCTATCCAAAAGTGAATGGTGGTGATAATCCAATGGCTTTAGAAGCTGCAGAAAGTAAACTTCGAGAAAAATGGGAAGACTTTTTAGCAGAAGACATGGAATCACATTCTGAAACAGAACTAGCAAGTCCTTGGAAAATAACAGAACAAAGCGAAGCACAAAAAGCAGCCTTTCAAAAAATGCTTGATGCTAAAAACGGTAAGAAAGAAGAAACTACTGAAGAAACAGAAGAAGAAACTGTTGATGAAGCCGCCGGCAAGGCCTGTAAAAACAAGAAACATGTTCCAGAAGATACATTAGATTTAAAGAAACTAGCAGGCATTTAACATGCTCTTAGCAGAGTTACTTACTAATGAACGTAAACTAACGGGTGGAGAAAAACGTTCAAAGGAAGCATGGGTTAAAAAATTAAAGCCACATATTGATGATGAAAATATGTTATATGCTGTAGCAACTAATAACGCTAAGAAAAAGAAGTAGTAACCCCGATCTCTGTTAAATAGTGGTATGGCCAATAAATCTCTTGACGGCAATTTAGTTAAACGAGCACACACTCGAGAATCATATACTGACGAACAACTGCTAGAGTTGGCAAGATGTGCAGATCGTGACACTGGTCCTGACTATTTTATAAACAATTTCTTTTGGATCCAACATCCACGTCGCGGCCGTATTCCATATAAAGCGTATGGGTATCAAACAAGATTACTTGATAGTTATCATACTCACAGATTTAGTATAAATTTAATGCCTCGGCAAACAGGCAAAACCACAACTGCCGCAGGTTATATATTGTGGTACGCAATGTTTATACCCGATAGTGCAATATTAATCGCCGCACACAAATATGCAGGTTCCCAAGAAATTATGCAACGTATACGGTATTCGTATGAAGACGTGCCAGACCATATACGCCCAGGTGTATATAGTTATAACAAAGGTAGCATAGACTTTGATAATGGTAGTAGAATAATTAGTACAACAACTACTGAAAACACTGGACGTGGTATGGCACTTAGTATGCTATACTTGGACGAGTTTGCGTTTGTAAAACCTAGCATTGCGAGAGAGTTTTGGACAAGTATTTCACCTACATTGGCAACAGGTGGTAAAGCAGTTATAACATCAACGCCCAATAGTGATGAAGATCAGTTTGCTATGATTTGGCGTCAAGCAAATAAAACTATAGATGAAGACGGTAATGAAACCAATATAGGACGCAATGGATTTTTTGCGTTTAGATCATACTGGAATGAACACCCAGAGCGTGATGCTAAATGGAAAGCAGAAGAAATGGGACGCATTGGTGCAGAACGTTTTGCTAGGGAACATGATTGCGAATTTATTATTAATGATGAAACATTGATAGATTCGAGGACATTATCAGCGTTGCGCCCAACGGATGTTTTAGAGAAACACGGACAAGTTAGGTGGTTTGATAAACCTAAAAAAGGACATAATTATTTGGTGTCACTTGATCCAAGTTTAGGTACAGGTGGAGATAATGCCGCTATCCAGGTATTTGAAATACCAACTATGAAACAAGTTGCAGAATGGATGCATAATAAAACACCAGTACAAGGACAAGTGAGAATACTGCGGGATATTACTAATTATATTACAAATGAGATAGATCATAGAGATGAATCACAGCCAGCTGTTTGGTATAGTGTAGAAAATAATACATTAGGTGAAGCGGCTCTTGTAGTTATTGATGATCTCGGTGAACAACAATTTGGTGGAGTATTTTTAACAGAAACACGCAAGCATGGCAACACGAAACGTTATAGGAAGGGGTTTAACACCACACATAAAAACAAATTATTAGCATGTAGTAGGTTAAAAAACCTTGTAGAAACAGATAAAATAACGTTAAGAAGTAAGAATTTAATATCGGAACTAAAGACATATATTGCTCGCGGCCAAAGTTATGCCGCTAAAGATGGTGAAACAGATGATTTAGTTGCCGCAACATTATTGGTTATAAGGATGAGCTACGAAGTAAGGCAATGGGATACTGGGTTATTTGACAGACTTAAAGATGGCATGGATCAAGAGCATGATATGCCAATGCCTTTTATAATAGTTTAATATAAATACTATACGTTATGAAAGAAATAGAACGCATTGCAGAAGATTTATTTAATAAATTAAGATCAGTATATCCAACATTGCAAATTGGAGATGCTAGTGCGAATAAAATACTAGAACCAGAAGAGGCTCGCTTTTTTGATTTTGTATTTGAATCTAATGGTGCAGATGTTGGTTCTGTAACTATTAGTTTAGTTGATGACCAATTTAAAGTATATTACAGTAAAGAATTAACAGAAAGTTTGGGTGAAAATAAACAGCAATGGTTTAGTTTTTTACGTGAAATGCGTCAGTTTGCAAAAAGACGATTAATGACATTTGACGTAAGAGATATTACAAAATCTAATCTAGAGCGTAAAGACTTTGAGTTTTTACGTACACAACAACAAGAATTTAGGGATTCTGATATGAATGAAGGCAAAATGTACGGTAGCATTAAAAGCAGTTACCAAGATTTAGGCGAAACAGCAAAAATTATTGTAAGGCATAAACGCCCTGTAGATGAGGACGTTAGAGGTTCACGCAGTAGACACATTAGTAAAATTTTTATTGAAAATACTGACGGCGAACGTATGCTTTTACCATTTAAAAACTTACTAGGCGCAAGAGCAGCCGCAAGGCACGTTAGTGAAGGCGGGCAACTACATGATGATATTGGCGCACATATTACTAACACAGTGGGCCAAATGGGACAGTTAAAGAATTTTATTAATTACAGTAAACGAAATAAATTGGTTAATGAGGATACTGTTGATATTGTAGAAAGTGTACGCGATGCGTATAACAATGTTAGGCAAGACTTAACTAGAATGACCTCACGTCGTGGTTATAGTAACTTTGCTGAAGGCTTTGAGCCAATAGAAGTAACATTATCTGAAGACGACTTAGACGCAATGAAAGACCAATTTACTGTAAAGAAGCATGATGATAATGTTTTTGAATCCCTACCACTTATCAACAGCATTTACAAAACTGCTATGGAAAATAAAGCAAATACACTAAACCAAATTAGAGAGTTTATTGATAGTGGTGATCTAATGTTAGAAAGTTCACCTGATAGTGATATGTTAGCACGGTCAGTACAACATTCAGATGTAAGAGGTTTAGTACAAGCGGCGTTGGAAGATATTAATACACGTATTGTAGATAATAATATCATTAAAGAGTTTGCACAAGCACACCTTAACAAAGAACTTACAGAGTCAGAAGAAAGTGCGTTAGCAGTTCAATTGGCTAAAAAATATGTAAGTGATTTAGGACGCATTGCTGAAGATGCAGAGTATGCAGAGCGTGTACGACACTTCCAAGTTGAAGACAATGAGTTTGTTGACGAAGCACAACTAGTTGACGAGTGGGCAGACAGCATTGTAAACAAATTGGAAGAAAGTTTACGTGCGCCTCAGTGAAATTGTCGACGACGGCACTTATCGAGGAGGAAGTTATAGATCTGGCACTGATACTAGAGTTGGACAAGATGTAGGTATCATTGGCGGCCGCTCAGGTAATTTATTTCGTGGTGTTGAGCCTGATGGTAGTAGTTCTAGTGGTAATGTCACAGCTGTGACAGCCGCCCCAGTCCCAAGCACCAACAATTTAGACCCACATACAAGTCCAAATAAGATAAAGATTGATGTTCCAGCCAGTCAGGGAGCAGGGCAAGGTTCAGGCGTAGCAACAGCGGCAGGTACACCTGGTTATGCGGCACCACCCGTAGGAGTTCCGGGTGCAGTAGTACCAAATGAAGATCCAGTAGTTGACTACACCGCACCAGTTACACAAGCACTGGTAACTCCATCAGAAACTGAAGATCCAGTAGTTGACTACACCGCACCAGTTACAC